CAAACTTATTTCAGGATGTATTAGAGGAGTTACCAATCAGGTAACCGAAGTTACAGCTGTTTATGAGGCATTACGCTCTTTAAAAACAACTAAATACCCATTACTTATAATTACCGATAGCATGTATACTATAAACGTAGCTACGGGTGTTTGGAGTGTTCACAAAAATTTAAAACTATGGAGTAAGTTATTTAAATTATTACCTAATTTTGATATAAAATTTAAACATGTAAAAGGACATTCAGGTGATGTATTCAATGAAATTGTAGATACTGAATGTAGCCGTATTATAAAGATTAATAAGTAGTAACGGGAGTTTATAAATGATCCAACTGCAAATACTATCGAAGGTATTAAAAACAGCTGATATAAAAATAATAACGACAAATAATTTAAAAGAGGATTATTTTAAAGAGTATTTAGATGAATTCTTATTTATAACTAACCACCACAAGAGTTATGGAAATGTACCAGACATGGTCACTTTTTTAGCTAAATTTACAGCGTTTGCACCTGTGGATGTTACAGAATCTGATAAGTATTTAGTTGATTGTATACTTGAGGAGAATTTATACAATGATGCAATACCACTGCTGACTAAATTCGGTGAATTAATGGTTGAGAATTCAAATGAGGCTGTTGGTTACTTGATACAGAAATTACCTGAATTGACTAAGAAAGTAAACATCGGTGGTATTGACATAATACAAAGCAGTAGTATGCGACTGGAGAAATTTCTAGCTCCCGGCGGTGTTGATACTTCAAATGTAATAACAACGGGATTTCTTGAGATGGATGATTTATTATATGGCTGGCTTCCTGGGGAGGATTTAATAACCCTAGTAGCTAGAACGAACCAAGGAAAATCATGGATATTAGATAAATTTATATTAGAGGCTTGGTTACAGAATAGGAGAGTCGGATTATACTCCGGGGAGATGTCACCTACTGCGGTCGGTTATCGTATTGATTCTCTAATGAATAAAGGATTTTCAAACAAGTGCCTTATGAGGGGTTCAGGTATTGATTTAGAGAAATACAAACACTATTTAGAGACGGTTAAGCAGATGAAAAACCCTTTTATTATTGTTGATAGGAAAGAGCTTGGAGGCAAGGCTACTGTATCTAAAATACAGGCTGTTATTGAGAAACATGATTTAGATTTTTTCTGTGTCGATCAGTACACTTCTATGACTGATGAGACTGCTAAAAGGGGTGATCCTTTAAGAATTCAATACGCAAATATGGCTAATGGTTTAATAGGTTTGAGTATGAGTCATGGTATACCTATCATGGGGGCTGTACAGGCAAATAGAGCAACTAACAAAAACAGTGATGAAAATTCAATGCCAACGATGGAGAATGTCAGTGAATCTGACGGCATTAACCAGGAATCCACTCGTGTTATAGGTATGCGTCAGGTAGATGGCGGTGTTGAGTTTGGAATATTAAAAGATAGGTACAACAATAGTATAGGTAAGACATTATTATATCGCTGGGATATTGATTTGGGTGTTTTTGATTTTATTTCAGGGGATGGCAATTCTGTTCAAGTACCCGTTAAGAAGAGTAAGTTTGTTGATGGTGCTGATGCATTTTAAAAGTTAGGAGTTTGTTTTTTGATAACTATAAATAAAACACTTATAACCGCCTCAGGTGTTGAGATTTTAGAGACTTTGCGTGATCAACTCAATGCCAACGGTGTTTTTAAATTTAAAAAAATAAAACAATCGGGCAGGAATGTACAATTTAATTGCCCTGCACATAAAAATGGTCAAGAGAGGAAACCATCTTGCGGTATGCTCTTGGTGGCTAAGGGAAGTAATCCAGCAGGTACTGTTAATTGTCTGACTTGTGGTTATTCAACTACATTGCCGGTTATGATATCTGATTGTTTTGGTCATACTGATTTGGGTAATTTTGGGACTAAGTGGTTGTTACGTAATTTTGTTACAATCGCATTGGAGAATAGAAAACAAATACAATTCCACATAGGTAGGGATGAGCCTTCACCGGTTTTACCTGATTTTGTCTCTGATGGGGTTCTGGATAGCTTTAGGTTTAATCACCCTTATATGTATGAACGTGGGTTAACCGACGATATAATTGAAAAATTTGATGTTGGCTTTGATGTGGGCACTGATAGTCTAACTTTTCCTGTTTGGGATATTGATGGCAATTGTGTGTTTGTTGCTCGGAGGGGTGTTAAATCAAAATTCTTTAATTATCCGGAGGGAGTGGTTAAACCTGTATATGGCCTTAACTTTATAACCCCTGAAATGAAGGTTGTTATTATATGTGAATCTGTTATAGATTGTATAACTTGCTGGGTATATGGAAAACCTGCTGTAGCCATGTTAGGAACTGGTGCGCATACACTTATAGGTGACTTATTTAAATCCAAGGTAAGAAAATTTATTGTGGCCTTTGATGGGGATGCTGCCGGAGATGCCGGTGCCTCTAAATTATTAAAACACTTACGTACAAGAAAGATGGCTACTCAATTTTTACTACCTAGAGGTAGTGATGTGAATGATTTGAGCCTTGAAGAATTCAATAACCTACAAGAGGTTTTTTAGGCTGAAGGGGTTTACTTTTATAAAAGTTTATACTACTATTAACCTAACCCAATAAACCTAGGTAAGATGGGTATGTGTAAAGTAACTGGGAGTGTTTTTATAATAGCTGTAACTGATATTTAATCGGTAGTTGTTTAGCCTGCTGCAATTAAATTAGTTAAAAATTATTTAATTTTAATACGAAAACACCTCGGTGAAATCTCATAAACCACTACCTGAATTTTTTGGGTTGGAGTACTTAACTAATAAAGGAGACCTTTTATGGTACGTATACGTAGGGATGAAGCTGAGCAATATGCAAACTTCGATGTAAATTATTTATCACTTAAAAAAGATGGTGACGAGGCTAATGTCAGATTTCTATACCAAACTAAGGATGATATAGAATGTGATTGTGTGCATGAGGTGGTTATAGGCACACATAGAAATGGTAAGGAAAAGAGTAAGTATATTGATTGTCTGAGGCTTGCTGATGACCCTATTGAAAATTGCCCTTTCTGCGCTGCCGGAAGTAAAACATTGTTAAGAGTGTTCCTACAACTCTTTAACAATGATACTAAAAAAGTTGTTATATGGGAGCGTACTAGAAGCTTTGTTGAGAATACACTAATTCCTTCATTTAGATTAGCCACCGATCCCTTTTGCGGTAATTTGGTAAACATACAAAGAAAGGGAATACCAGGAGATACAAGCACAACCTACACATCCCTTGTTACCAGTACCGATACAACGTTGCTAGAGTCTTTACCTGAGCACACCAAGGTTATAGGTACCGATGATTCATGTTTGGTAATTACTAAGACAAAAGAAGAGATGGAGTTTTATATTGAAACCGGTAGTTTTGAAGATGTTGCATCGCAGCCTCCGCAAAACTCCAAACCTCAAAGAAGAACTACAGTAGCAGCAAAAACAAATAGATTTTAGTATTAAGGTAGGTGATAAATGGCAGGACTTTTTGAGCTACCAAAACGCTCTAGTAGATTAGATGATGATAAAGTTACGGATAGACTAAAATCCGCTAAGAAGTTATCTAATACTAAGATAGTTGTAAAGGGCGGTCTCGGTTTAAGCGGTAAAATATCAATAATAATAGCCACGGTTGAAAAAGCGTTAGGCAAGTATAGAGATGAATGCCTATTAATAACAGATGAATCTGTTTTAAAGGATTATATTGATACTGCAATTAAGGTCGGTCATTTATCACTTGATACTGAAACAGATGGTTTAGACCCCATGGTATGTACAATCGCCGGTTTTTGCATCTACGTTGTGGGTAAAAAACCGGCCTACGTGCCCCTTAACCACATAAGCCACTTGAGCGGTATGGTATTGCCAGTACAGCTTGATGTTGCTTTTTGCAAAAAGCAATTACAACGTTTATTAACTAGCAATGTAAAAGTAAAATTCCATAACGCTAAGTTTGATATAAGAGTTTGCAGACACCAACTACAAATGGATTTTAGCCCTGTATTACACAGAGATTCATACATAGCAACTGCATTATTAAATGAAAATGATAAAAAAGGATTAAAATACCAACACAATAAGCATTGTAGTGAAGCAGATAATACGGGTGTTGATTATGAAGGACTTTTTGATGGTGTTCCCTTTACATACATACCTATGCATGTGGGGTATATATATGCAGCTAGGGATGCTTTACTTACACATGAGTTGTGTGAATTTCAAGATCAGTATTTAGGGGGGCATTTGTGTAAATCACATGGTCTTGAAAAATTAACAAAATTGTATCACGAAGTTGAATTACCCTTAGTGCCTGTTATTGCCGATATGGAAGATGCTGGTATTAATATAGATTTTGATTTTGCTGATAAGTTGCTCCCTGAGTATGAAAAGAAGCTCGAAGAAGCTGCGGGTGTTTTTTATGGATTATGCGATAGGCATGTTGATGCCATTAATAGCTACAGAAAAGATACACCTAACTGCAAGTTAGAAAGCCCTATAAACATAGGAAGCCCAGATCAATTAGCTATTTTATTATTTGATGTAATTAAAATAAAAACACCTAATAAGAAACAACCCAGATCAACAAAAAAAGAATCTTTAATCTCAATAGGGCTGCCCATAACAGATGCAATATTATATTGGAGGACTTTCGATAAACTCATAAGTACTTACATAAGAAAACTTCCTGAGGCTGTTAGTTTTGATAGTAAAATACATGCCAATTTTAACCAAGTGGGTACAGACACAGGGCGTTTATCAAGTAGCGGTCCTAACCTTCAAAACATACCTAAGAAGGATGATAGAATAAGAAAGATATTTGTACCTAGTGAGGGCATGTTGTTTGTATCGAGCGATTTTAGCCAACAAGAACCTAGAATATTAGCCTACTTAAGTCAGGATGCTAATTTACTTAAAGCTTACAGGGATAGTAAGGATATATACGCCTTTATGGGCAGTTCAGTTTATAAAATTGCTTATGAGGATTGTCTGGAGTTTAAAGGTGGTGTATACATGCCTGAAGGCTCGAAAAGACGTTCAAGCATGAAGTCGGTTGTCTTAGGTATTATGTATGGAATGTCAGTACAAGCGTTAGCTGAGAAATTAGCTGTTCCAGTAAAAGAGGCCGAGCGTATTTTGAACTCATTCTTTAGCTCCTTTCCAGCTGTTGAGGTGTGGCTAGATAAATTACTTACAAATGGAAAGGAAACCGGCTTTGTTGAAACCGTCTGCGGCAGGAAAAGAAGATTACATGATTTAATGTTAGCTGATTATGATTTCAGCTACACAGATGGTGGTACCAGTTTCGATATTTTAGATTTTGATTCTGATGTGGATGAGCATGTAGATGATTTTACCGTAGATAATTACTGGAATAGATTAGAGAGTGCATGGGGCTATAAACAATATATGGCCATAGTTCAAGAAGCTCAAGCTGCCGGTATTAAAATAGTAAATAACACCAAACTAAAGGCAGCAGCAGTTAGACAGGCAATGAATGCCCCTATACAAGGCAGCGCAGCTGACATGGTTAAAAATGCCATGGTCATTGTCGGTAATTTGAGTTACTTGGAAAAGATAGCATTAGGCAGTGGAGATAAGTATTTGTTAGCTTTATATGAAGGTGCTAAACGGTTACGTGATATAGGATTTAAATTAATAATACAGGTACATGATGAGCTATTAGGTGAAGTACCTATAGAACATGCGCAAGAGGCCAATGATTTATTAAGCTTTTTGATGATAAAATCAGCTGCAAATATAATAACCTTACCAATGAAATGTGATTCAGAGATTTCTGATAGATGGACAGGAGATAGATATGCTTTTTGATATAAAAGATAAAAATGCACATGGCAAACTAATAACCAGATACATAGCACCACCATTCAGTATTTTAGATACAAAAACTAAATATTGGAGTGAAAGGAAATCTATGTGGAAAGAACGTATAGGTGATGTAGGTGAAACACGTGAAGGTACATTATCAGAGCACGGTGATAACCTAATAGCCACCATAAATAAAGGTGTTAGTCTTTTTGATCCTGTATTAACTGAAATTTTATACACTTGGTTTAACACTGAGGGCGGCAAAATACTAGACCCGTTCGCAGGAGGGCAGACTAGAGGGGCTGTGGCTGGTTATCTTGGGCATAAATACGTAGGTGTTGAGCTTAGGGAAGATCAATATAATGTAAATTTAGAGGTGTCAGCTAAGTATAAAGATTCTGTTAACTATGTAAGGGGAGACAGTAAATTCATAAACAAATTAGTCGATGATTCTGATTTTGATTTGGTGTTTACATGCCCCCCTTATTATGATCTTGAAGTGTACTCAAATAATAAAGATGATATGTCAGCATTGGGTACTTACTCCGAGTTTATGGTTGATTATAAACGTATATTTAAGCACTGCATAGATAAATTAAAAGACGATAGGTTCCTAGTTGTAGTTGTAGGTGAGATAAGGGATAAAATAACCGGTGAGAATAGAAATTTCGTCGATGATAATATAACACTATTTAAGGATTTAGGTCTTAA